CGACGGCCAGATGACAGGAGGCGATGCTTCTGGTTCTGCTGTTAACCTAGCGTTCCCAACATTTAAGGCTGAATATGCCCGTCGTGTTGGAGAGGGATTTTCAGAAGAGGCCGGCATCGGAGGCAATAATACTTTCTACTCCGCATCTTTTGCACTAACCGCAGGCGTTCAAGATTATGACTTACAAATTATTATATCTCGCTCTGCTGCTACAAACACAGACGAATCGACCGGCGACGCTGTTCCGTATGCCGATTTAGTTGGGAACAAGAAAGTAAAAATCCACAGAGTCTTTTATAAGACGCCGGGTTCCATGTG